AGTTTCCAACATCGATATAAAATATACGACGTTCAGGAGCTCTAGCTAAACGATAAATTACGAGTGAGTCTTCCATGAACCTTAATTGGTTCACTGGTTTGACTGCCTTATGCAATGCCGAAAGAACGCGCTTACGAGTGGAATCCAAAATTCCTGATGGGACATAGCAGATTGCATCTTTATTGATCTTGATACCTATATCTGACTTTTGTAGTCCACCCTCTTGATATAAGAAGTACTCGTCAAGTGTTTTAATGATCTTTGCGCCTGTTTTTAAATCTACGTCTTCTTTTACTTCTCTAACCTTACGCATGCGAAGTGCGTCAATGCCTCGTAGCTCCTTGATACCTGCCTTACGATCTTCATCATCTACAATGATATGATAATACAGGCGTCCATCAACGTACCAGCGACGGAATATATCCGTACCATTGATATTGAAATTAAGTAATCGAATGACTTGTTCAAATTCATTGCGTATTTCTTTCTTAATACTTTCTGGTTGATCTAGTCTATCTAAATTTAAATTAACCGGTCCTGCATCATCGTCACTAACCACTACTTCATTTACGATATCATCAATTGCGGCGTCACATTCTGGCTGTTCTGCAGTTAAACGATACTTACGAATTAGATCGATGTCAGACTTTGCTGCATCTCCATCCATGTCCAAGTATTGGCCATAGTAACCACCCGCTGCGATTGCTGAAGATCCATCTTCACTTGAGGGCGGGACAAAAGAATCTGACTGTGATTGCAGCTTTTTCTTTTTCTCTTCCGGCGTATTAGGATTGCGTGTGATGCTGAAACCGAAGAATTCCATTTTTTTGTAATATAATTGTTATTCAGTAGTAATAAAATAGAGGAGGGCGAGATCATTACTCGCACCCTCCTCCATTATTTATACAACGTTTTTAAGTCGTTATATGACTATTATTGATTAAACAGCTGACTCAGGAGATTCCCAGTAAAGCATTTCTAGCTGTACAGTGAACTCTTCGATAGCATTTTCTGTATCGTAACTTAGATCAATAGCTGAAACTACTGATGGCCAAGCGCTACGAATTATATAAGTCTTAGTAGTACGACCTGTTTTATCAAGTTGTGATACGGACATATCTACCATATAGCTCGCTGGAGTTACTAGACCAGTATTATATGCATTGTTATTGATGTTACCTACCCAACGCTCAAATGCGTTACGTATGGACATATTTGAATCATTAATGATAGTAATATTCCAAGGATCAAACGAACGATCTCCTGCAATCGTTAAGTGACGACCACGAAATGGTACGACAATTGGGGATATGATTGATGAAGGAAGTTGAGCTGCCTTGATTAAAAAGGAAGCAAGTTCGCTATTGCCTCCTGCAAATGCTGGAAAGTTACACGTAACTTGAAATAAGTTGTTACGTGCACCACCGCCGACTAGTTTTGACTTAAAGTCATTAATTCCTAAAGTTGCCATGTGAGTGTTTTCCTATTTTATGGATTGTTGATAGTATTTATTGCTGGTATTCGTATTAACCCGCATTAGTACCAACTAATTCCGTGAAGCTTACGCCAGTGCGAGTAGCAATGAAGTTAAGCGTAATGAAGTTGATAGAACGGGCTGGTTGAATGTAGATATCAGCTCTGAACTGGTTGGAATCAACAATCTGAGGAGTGTTGTTCGTGCTATCACAGATAACCTTAAAAGCAGTGATACCACGGCGACCTTGAACGTCACGTAAGAATGGTTCAGTCATGTTACGGAACATGGCTTGCGTGAACTGATCATTGAACTCAAATAATTGATACTTTGCTGCAGTAGCAATTGCTTTTTCAAGAACGATGAAGAGACGACGTACATTGATACGATCGAATGCGGAAGGCTTTGCTTGAGCAGTCTTATCTCCATAGAGCAGGATGCCTTGGCCAGGGAACGAGACGATTGGGTTAACACGTCCTTTATAGAGTGTATCACGATCGGCTTGAGCTGGATTATAAGCAAGCTTTGTTACTCCTAAGAGATTACCACGGTTGTATCCTGCTGGTGAGAACCAAGCGTCAGATACATTATCTGTATGAGCACATAGACCGGCGATATGACCACAAGCTGGAATCCAGATATATGTGTCATTATACTTGTTATAAACTTTAAGAGCTGTTGAATCCATCACTGCGTAAGAGCTTGATGTGATTGCATTTGCCCAAGTCATAACTGAAGAATTAGGAGTAGCGCTGTTAACAGTAGCAGAGATTGGAGGCGATAAGAAAGCCACAAGATCTCTACGTGCTTCTGCAATACTGATTAATTGTCCAGCAATAACTGAAGCTCCATCTGGTACTGCAAAGAGTAAGTTTACGTCAACTGTTTCTGCGTCAGCTAATACACTAAGTGCGGTTTCTACATCACCTGTAGCAGGTGTTAAGTTTGCTCCGCCAGTGAATGTGTAACTGAGAGCCGTTGTGCCAGTAGTATAAGCACCAGCGAGAGTAGTTGAAGCAGTGCCTGCATTAGTTAATGTAGCAGGGTGTGCTAACCACCAGATGTATTTGGATGCTGTTGCTAATACGTTGACGTAGTAGTTTGAAGTACCATCGTTTGTAAGAGCATCAGGCGCTTGAGAAACAAAGGAGAATGTTTCTAGGACGGTGCCGGGTGTTCCGGTAAAGAGTCCATTAGCATCTACTACCACGATATGAAGTTCATCCTTAGAAGAACCTGTTGAAGCGGCATAATCAGAAGTGCTAGGAGCAGCAGTGAATAACGATTTGTAAGCCCATGAACTAAAAGCAACAGAGCTCGCTGGACATACGCTTAATGTTAAGCTATTGCCATAAGCACCTGCCCATTTAGCTGCAAACTCACCAACTGTATTTGTACCTAATGATAGACCTTCGTAAGCTGCACGATTTGCTATCAAGATACCTGAAGTACCTAAATGACTAGTTGTTGAATTGAGTACTGTTGAGCCACCGGTTAAGGTTGCTGCGCGTACTACTTTAAGAGCTGTACCGTACTTCAAAAATGAAGCTGCGGTAAAGAATGATTCTGCTGTTGTTGCGGTAGGTGTTCCAAAGTTTGTAACAAGATCTTTTTCGAATCCTACTGTTACGTACTCGTTGATTGGACCCCACTCGAAAGCACCTGCGTATCCACCGATTGAGGTAGAGACTGCTGGTACGACATTGGTCAAGTCAACTTCATTGACCTGAACTCCTGGAGAAACTAAAAATGCCATGTTCGTGATGAGTTAGATGTTAATAAGAAACATAATACGAGGAATTCAATAGACTGTATCTATTTATAAGTAGAGCTATTTTAAGATAGCCAGTGGTGTGACACTTCTTCCCATATGTTTCCGTCTTTATCTACTTCGTATCTGTCTTTTAAAGTTTCTTTCTCAGAAAATACTCCAACTGGAGCGATGTCTTCTTCTGCCATCTTAAGCCTTTCTGAATAAAGCATAGACTTTAAATCGACGTCTGCCATCGAGGCAAATAGGTCAGTGGCCGCAAACCACGCAAAAAGCACTAGATTCATAACGAGATCGTCATGATTTCCATCGGAAGCTTCGTACGAACTACCATTCTCTTCAAAAGTACTTAATTCGGCGATTGTTTCTGCATCAGTAACGATCAGTTTCTTGGTCTCAATCATATCTTTTAAATGAGAGCAGCCGATTCTCTTTGTCTTTTTAGTCATGGTAACACCGATCGAACTGGCTTTTACCACAGATTCCACAAACATATTCTCGTATTCTAAATCATAATATAACCCATTGCATACTACAGAACCTGAGTCGTTTGATTCCACGAGTACATACGCCTTATTATACATCTTTGCGTACCTATGAATCGTATCAGGAAATAGTAAAGGAGACATTAGATTATCTCGAAAACAAGCCACAGCCTTGAACGGTTTCACAGATATGTCTATGATTGAGAAGGTCGAGAAGTCTTGACCTCTTCCTTTAGCGACGTCAACGGTCATTACATAGTTGTGACCTGGAATAGCATCTTCATAGATCGAAGTCTTATCCTTTGTTCTTAATGGGTTTTCAGCTCTTAATGATAAAAGCGTCTCTGCATTAATCAAAGTTGATCCCGTACCTACAAATGAGTTACCAAACTCTTGTTCAAACTGAAGGGCTGAAGTATTTGATATCGTTTGTGCTTTCCATTTTTCATCTCTTCCAGGAACGTCCCACCAGTCCACACGAAATGATTGATATGAATTTGTTTTTTGCACCGATCCTTCCCATAACCTATGATACATGTTCCCAACTCCATTAGCGGTAGAAGTGATAATCACGCGAGAAGTATTACCAGAAGTAATTACTGGATAGGTCGACGTATAAAATGTGCCAGCTTTCTCAACAAAGGCAAACTCATCGAGAAAAAGTAGATTGACTGAAAGTCCACGAATTGAAGATCCAGATGTTGCAGAAGCTATTATTCTTGAGTTATTTGAGAACTCAATGGATCTTTTATTCAGAGCTTTACAGCCCGGTTGAAGAAAGAAAGGTAAATTCTCAAGCGCTAGTGTGATACGCGATAGCATCTCTTGAGAAGTAGAGCCCTTATTCGCAAGAACTGCAATGGTTTTATCTGGTTGAAACAGCGCGTACCAAAGGATGTATATCACTGACGAGATCGATTTTCCTGACTGGCGACACGCAAGAACGATAGAGAAACGATTTTCATTAAAATGCTCAAACATTTTTTTCTGATAAGGATACGGTTCGAATGGAACCAATCCTTTATCTAAACTTATGACCTTTACGTAAGTTTTTGCAAAATAAACTGGATCTTTCATGCACTTGAGATATTCAGACACCTCTTCGTTCGTAAATTGTTGATTTACGCCATCTCGTTTCACTTGCGGATTTCCGAGATATCCGAGATGGGAAGGCTTAACGAACATCTGTGACATTGTTTTCAGATAATTTTAATATCAAGTGCTTCTGCAGGTCAGACGTGGATCCAACAAATAGATTGTTATTCGTAGTATTTGTAGAATTTGCTTGAGACTTTTCTTCAGCTTTCTTTATTGCCTTTTTATCTTTTTGAAGATCCATTAATTTTTGAGTCATATCAGAAGTATTCTTTAACATGTTTGAAAGTACTTCAAACGCTCTTGGGTGTTCAGAATTACTCGCCAATTCTAGCATAGACTCTATCGCGTGGTTTGATTTATCGACTAAATCTCTATAAGTCTTTCGAGAAAATTCATAGTCGTCATCAATATCTTTTTCAGACTTTATCGACTTATCAATTTCCACAGCAGTATCTGTTTTTATTACTCCTGCTACTAAGTCAGAAGGTAAGTTTGCCTCTAACCTCTTTTTTATCTCTTCTTGATCTAATTTATTTTTTTCAGAGTTATTCATTATATAAAGAAAGCTTTAAGCGTCGTAGGTAGGAACAATCGTACCTATGACTCTCGTGGTATTTGAGTTCTGACCTACGACAGTTTCTCCTACTTTAAATATTCCTGTAGCATTCTTTACTAGTAAAACATTATTTGTAAAACTAACTACACTAGCGCTGGTTCCAGAAGTTGTACCTACTACACTCTCATTCGCTGCATAAATTCCGGTGCCTGCATTCATATGCAGATTGAATGATGTAGTATTTGTAAAGAAAGAAATGGCGTTTAATATGCGGTGTGCCTGGGTTTGTGTGGCGGTTAAAGGATCTACGGTTGCAGTAATTCTCTCAATAGGCTGATTCGTCTCATTATTGATGATGTCAGCGATGACTTGTTTAATCACTCCAGTTGTCTGTGTAGGACCGTAGAACCTTACTCTTAACTCAAAAGTAAGCGTGTAAATGATCGCTCTGCGAGTCATGAAATCACCTTCGTAGTCCTCATTCATTACAACGTTTGTTAATACGATTGGTATGTCGTTCAGTATGTCCATACCTTCCACGTCTTTCATAGTGACTGTATACTCGGGCTGAAAATAAGGTAGTATCTGCTCAATGACCTGTAATGCATCATCTTGATTCTTTGCCATGATGGATAACTCTATACCCATTCTATATGGCGCGAATTGTCGGACTGAAAGCTTACTCATCGAGTCAGCCGGATTATTAGTTGAAATTAAATTGTTTCTATTGATCTTTGTCGAGGCGTCATAGACCATCGTTACGATCTCAAAGCTCATGCGAGGGAGCTTGATCGCAATCTTTGGAGCATTGAGATCAGGCTGTTCATCGATACGAGCCAGAAACTTTTGCTTTGGACCATACGCCAGAGGAACTCTCTGGATATTGATAACTTTACCGGTTTGATCACGACGAACCACGGAAATGTTATTGAAGACCGTACCGAATACCGATACGATCTTTCGAACTGTCGCGTGATAGAAATGACTGTTTAGCATTTAAAAATTAGTTGTATGCAGAAATGTCACCGTAAACAAAATATGTACCGGAAACATTCAATACCCTTAATTCAAATATATCCGTTGTATTTCTATGTCCAGCAGTTCCGCCACTATAAAGTACGGTTTTTGTAACTCCACCAATTTGAATAGTCGTTGGAGTATATGCAGGATCGCCTTGAGCAATATATAAATGGATATTTCGAGTTGTATTTGAAGTTAAATTTAGGTTTGTAAGATTTGCGGTCCAATTTGCTGCAGGAGCGGTATGATAAAAAGAATCGGTTGCAGCACAGTCATAGGCAACAGTTCCAGTAGAAGCGTTTTTAAGACCTAATGAATACACTGCGCCATTTGTTGTTGCACTAATACCTTGTGCACCTTGAGTGCCCTGAATACCTTGTGCTCCTAATGTGCCTTGAATACCTTGAGTGCCCTGAGTGCCCTGAATACCTTGTGAACCTGTAATACCTTGTGAACCTGTAATACCTTGTGAACCTGTAATACCTTGGCGACCTTGAATACCTTGTGTGCCTTGAGCACCCGTATTCCCTTGAATACCTTGCGCGGCATATGCACCACTAATACCTTGAATACCTTGTGCTCCTAATGTGCCTTGAATACCTTGAGTGCCTTGAGTGCCCTGAGTGCCCTGAGTGCCTTGTGAACCTGTAATACCTTGTGAACCTGTAATACCTTGGCGACCCTGAATACCTTGAGTACCTTGTGCTCCATCGGCTCCTGTAATACCCTGTGAACCTGTAATACCTTGGCGACCTTGAATACCTTGTGTGCCTTGAGCACCCGTATTCCCTTGAATACCCTGAGAGCCTAATGTACCTTGTAGTCCTTGAATACCTTGGC